ACTTCTTTATTTACATCATCATAAGAAATAACTTCGTTTGAAGCAGAAACATAAGTCTCAATTCTATATGAACCTGTGCTAGGAACAAAACCTCCTGTAGGGGTAACTCCTAGAAGTGAAGTGAATATATCTTCGTCTGTTCTATTTGTATTATATAGTTTTATACCTAAAGAACGTAAAGCATCAGCTACTAATTCTTTTGAAATACCAAAATTAGGCCTGTTATCAGTATCTTTTATATCTCCTATAGCTTTAGTATAAGTCCAAATATAGTCAAAATGTTGACCTAACATTGATACTAATAATTCTAAATTTTGGTTTTGAATATCTTCCTGGATATATGCAGGTAAAGTATTAAAAATATAATCTCTATTATCTCCATCATAAAAAGATGCAGATAAAATTTGTCCTCCATAATATTCGTTATTCTCATCAATTGAACCATACCAAACAGAGGCAGATTCTGAAGTTATAGAATAATTGTCATAAGGTGGGTATTGGTTTGATTTTGGCCAAGTTTTACTCCCAGATTCAAAATATAAGTAATATTCATAATTATCAAATTTTTCAATTAAAGTATCTATATTTTGTTGAATATTAGATTTTGAAGCAGATATAAAACTTTCATCTGTTAAGGGATTTATTCCTGTTAATTGATTTAAATCACTTTGATAGTTTTGAATTAAAGTAAGTTTATACTTAAAATTTTCTAAACGATCATAGCAGAACCAAAATGAACAAAATCATTATAATCTGTATGATCTATGTTAATATCTATACTTTTTTCTTCAAGTACAGATTTTACTTGTTGATAAGAGGAAGTTAAAGTAGTATCTAATATTTCATTAATATTAAAATACTTTGTAGTAAAGTTAGTTGACTTATTTAAGTCAATATCAGTATTTGGGCCTCTTAAATATCGTAGTTGTTCTTCCTCTTCTTCGGCTATAAATTGAATATCAACTTCAAAAGAATAAGGATCTGAAATTTGTTCTACAAACCATAAAGTGTCCTTTATCTCTAAATCATTAGGTAAGGGTTCATATAATTTAATAAAAATACTAGGTTCGGCTGTATTAGAAGTTTCTAATAAAGTATTAACACCTATTAAGGTTCTATTCTCCCCAAAGTTTAGTAAAAAATCAGAGTAAAAACTTTTACCAGTTTTAGAAGCAATATAGTTAAAATATGATGTACCTAAGGCATCATATGAAATATCGTTTGTAGTAACTCTAATTTCTGTTCTATCTGAGGATATTTCTTTAATAAAAAATCTTGTATCCGAATTACTTAAAAATAAGGAACGATAAAAACTATATGCAGGAGTATATTTACCTAAATTATATCCTAAGGATTTTAAATCATTTTCAGGATTAAGATAAATAGTATCATATAATGAACTATTATCTGTTGTATTTTGAACAGTATAATTAGGAAAATTATAAAGAGATCTTAATAATTGGTTATTGGCATTATATATATGTAACTCAACATTATCTTGTTCAGCCCCAAAGTCTCTACTTATGTCAAAACTATTTAATAAAGGAGTATCTTTATTACTATAATTTTGATTTTGATAAGTATTAGTTGAATTTACAACACTAGTTTGATCCATTATATATTACTGCTCAAGTTAATAATTTCTTGTTGGGCAGTTAGTAATTTAATTCTTAAATCATTTATTTCATCTACTAACGCCTGGAATTCTTCTGATTGGCCTGTTACACCAATATATGAAGAGCTTCTTTTAACTATTTCTTCGTGTGATCCAAAATTTCCTTTTCGAGGTATATCAAAAAATAAACGATCATATTCGGCAAAAAACTCAGCAACAGTCATAGGTTGTTCTAAAGCAACTAAATCTTCTGTAGAGACTAATTCTTTAAATTCAGTATCTACTACTTTAGGATAAGATACTTTTCCAAATACTTGTTTATTAAGTTTTACTTCTTGTTGAGCCATTATCTAACTACTTTAAAATAATTACCTTTATCTTCAACTACTATAGTTTCATTTCCAACAATAATTTTTACCATTAATTGATAATATCTTTCTGGTTCTAAACCATCCATGTAAACTGTAAAATAATTACTACTATCATCAGCACTTATTTTTGTATATGAGGTATCAAAATCAACTACCATTTCATTTGTTTTAATATCTTTTAAACCCCAATATGAAGATGCTGGAAGTGCTTTAGCATTTAAATATACTGAACTAGTTTGGAAGGCCCTAGTAGGATAAGTATCTCTTACTTTTAGTCTAAAATTATATATTCCACTATCTTCAAATTCTTGTTTTAAATTTGTAAATGATAATATAAAATCACTTGAAGTTATTGCAGTTAAATCTGTAAGTGCATAAGATGAATCATCCCACTTAAATTCTAAAGAAGGTGGATAAATAGTGTGAGTATCTACGGAAAAATAACTAGTATCAACGTATGAAGCAGAATATTCAATACTCCCTGTTAATTTGACTATAAATCCATTATTATCAATTGAACTACTATTCCATAGTTTAACCATGTTAGTAACATCCATTGAAATATCCTTATCACTTGTATAAGTAAAATCTTGAGATGATCCTGATTTATTAAGNTGGAAATCTCCTCCACCTGTAACCCAAGCGTTTGAACCTGATTCTCCTCTCCATCCCCATGAACATCCATCTTCTGTTTTAGGTANATCATTTACTCTTCCGGTTCCCATATCCCAAGCTCCTGAGATAGGATATACTTCTAATGTATAATCTAGAGGTGAAATAGTAGCATTTGCAAGGTATATATTTAAATTACTTTGGAATGCACTACCACTTATTGTATTATTAATTACATTGTTTATATCCGCTGTTTTAAACTGAATTAACGCACGTTTAACGGCGGGAACATCACCTTGGGCTGATGTATCAAGGTTAATAGCATTTGTATTTGAAACCTCTAGTACTTCATCTCTTCCTGTGTTTTGAGCAGGATACTTAGATGAAATAAAAGCATCTTTTTCGGGAAATATTCTATATACTGCCATTTTTTTAGTTTGTTACTACTCGTCCTTGAAGATCTGTATCTGGGAATTTTAGTTCAAATATACTTGGATCTAGGGATGGGTAAATTACTTCGTCTATTGTAGCACCATTCATATCATAGGCAAACTCAGAATAATTTTCGTTTGTTCCTACTTTATTTACTATTTCTAATTTTTTAACTGTTTGAATACCTTCTATATTATCTAATACGTTTCTAACATTATTAATTAATATAGGTTGATTAATTTGCCATTTATCAATATTAAAATAATCTATAAGAGCATTAATACAATTATTTAATACAACTCTATTATTAAAATTAGGTAATAAAATAACATCAAAATTAACTCCAATATTAATAATATAAGCATCCTTAATTACTACTGCATCAGTTAACATTCTATATTCACCTAAATAAGTAATTAAATTCTGCTTTAAAGCAGGATCCGCTATTGAAAGTTTACCTGTAGTATTTTGAGAAAGTAAATATAAATCTAAAACATTAGTATCATAACTACCTTCTGAGGTTCTTCTATTTGGAGATATGGAAGCATTTTGAGTTACATACACTTTAGACACAACACCATATTTTGAGGGTAAAGATAAAGATCTAATTGAATAATCATCTTTAGTTACAGTACGTAGTTGGGTTGGGTATTGAGCTATAGCATTTTGTCTAACATCTTCATTAGTATCTCCATCTCCTCCACCAGTAGCAGGGTTTAAATTATTAAATGCTAAAGAATCTCTAACTGTAGATTGTAAAGTAGAATCTAAATTTGATCCAAAAAATGTTACTGTACCAGAGGATAATTGAGTTATAGAATTAGCAGGGGTATTTGAAACTGCTCCACCTCCTACAAGATATTCTATTGTTAGGGTAGTGTTAGAAGGAGCTAATCCATAAGTTCTTGTATATAAGAAATTAGATGGATCATAAGCTGTTAAAAGTTTATCAGTACCATAAGGTAATCCCATTCCTACATTATCAGGATTAGGAGTAATAATTTCATCTTGATCCGAAGATACTCCTGGTCCAAATTGTAATTCTAGGGTGTTGTTTGTTTTGAAACGTTTTATAAATCTTTTAGGTACCTTTTTAATCTTTAATAGATAAGGTGTAGTCTCATTATATTGAAACAATTCAGGATCATTAGCGGCTATATTAGTTTGAGAATCAAATATAGTTTCTTGTGCTAAATAAGGTACTTCATACCATCTTGATCCATTTGTATCTGTACATTTTACAATTTCAATTACATTATCGTCTTCAATTTGTACAGTAGTAAATCTTTGAGGAGTTGTAAAACTAAAAGTAGTAGTTTTTAAGGTACCAGCAGTTGCTTTTGATGTTTTCTTTAATAAATAAAAATTAGGTTGATTATTTGAATCTAAAGAATAAACTGATATATCTGTTGGGTTTGAACTTCCTGATACTGTAAAATCTATTTTATCTTCTAAGTAAAATAATTGGGATGTGTTAGTACTAGCTTGGAGTTGTGATCCTTCATCTAGAATCATAGCATAATTAAAATCAGGGGCTACTCTACCACCTTCAATAGTAGCAGGGATAGTTTGAAATATATCTACATCAACTGTAGATGCATTAGTTACTTGTGGGAAATAACCATGGTTATAAGCTAATGAAAGTAAAGAACTTCTTTGTTTTGCAAATTGTAAAAAATTTTCTTGTACTTGGTTATCACCATAAAATGATAAAACGTCACCAATATAGGCAGACATTTCAATTAACATCATACCCGCAGAGGTATCTGAAAAATCATTATAAGTGTTTGGNTAATAGACTTCAGCAAACTCAATGAGTTTCTGTTTAAAACTATCAAAGTCCTTATTTAAATATGTTATTTCTTTAGACTCCGCCATTAGTTAAATTTATTTGAAGTTCGTCTTGTATATTAGTATTAATTACAGAATAATTAAGATATATTGTTATAGTATAATTATCAGGTGATTGTACTACGTTTAAAGTATTTATTTGAACTTGAGGAAAAAATGCTTCTACACCTCCTATAATTAAATCTTCAACTTGATTAGTTAAATCTTCTGTTTGTTGTTCAAATATTAAATCACGGACACCTGAACCAAATGTAGGGTTCATTACTCTTTCTCTTTTACCTGTTAGGATAAAGTTTAGAAGGTTTGCTTTAACAGCATCTCTAGTAGTATATGTGGTGTTTATACCAGTAGGACCATTGAAAGGTAAATCAATACCCACACCGGTACTCGGTTTTAGATCCAAAACATCAACATTACGTACTATATATGCCATTATATTTTACCTGATTCTTTCATTTTACCCATTAACCCAGAAAAATCTGGTACAGCATCAATTGATACTTGATTTATATCAGATGTTTTTTGGTTTGATATCATTGCATCAACAGAATCTACTACTTTAGTAGGTGTTCCAGGCATACCTCCTTGAAACCCTACAGCATTTTGTGCTGTCATAGTTCCCCCATTCATATTTCTCCATCCACCTTCAGTATGTGTTTGATTTAGGATGTCAGATAATGCACCTGCCCCTTCAAACAAAGGCTGAGTAGGTTGTTGAGGTTGTTGTGGGGTAGTCTGTTGTACTGTCTCTGTTAATTCAGATAATGATTGTTTTTGAGTTTTTTGTTCTACAACCGGCTTCTGGATTATTTTAGTTTCAGTAATAGGAGTACTCATAATTAAAGAAAGTTCTTCCTTAATTACATCTCTTACCTCTTCTCGAATTATTTTTCTAAAAGCTTCTATTTTCATGATTATAAATATTTATTGTTCATTTTTTTTTCTAAACGCTGGTCTTAATTTTACTGTTACTTTAGCACCATCTATTTTAATTCGGTACTTGTCTTTAATTTCGTCTTGTGTAATACCTGTATTTACTTCTAATTCAGTATATCCTTGTCTTAAAAGTAAACGAATCCATTTAGGTAGTTCCTGTTTTTCTTGATCATCATAATAATCATCAAAAGGTGGTGGTGGTGGTTTACGTGTTGGGCTTGATCCACCAAACTTTACTTCCCAATCTGTTCTTACTTTAGCTCTTAATCCTTCATACCATTGTTTAGTTTTATTAGTTACTTCTGTTATTTTTTCAGGATTAGGATCAATTGAATTTAAAACATTTTGTTTAAGATTAGCCGTAAATTCTTCAAAATTAAATTCATCAGCTCCAGGTTGGGATAGCACACTAGATAAAGTATCAGAATCTGCACTAAACAATAATTTAACAGTTTCATTTATTTTATTTAATGATGGGTTTGATTGAACAAATTCGTTAAAAGGTTGAGATAATAATTTATCTACATCAACTGATTTTTTATTTGAAGATTTATTAGCAGTTTCTCTAGCTGGAATATCGGTTTCTACTCTAGTAAAAGGAGCATTCCCAATCCTAGTTTCAACAGGAGTATTAGGATTAACAGGTCTACCTTCTATAGAAGTCATTGGTTTGCCTGAAGTGTTGCTAGCTGCTCTATTATTTGCTTCAGCTTTTAAATTATTAGCAGCTAATTTATTTAATCCTATACTTTCAGCCATAGCTAAAGCATCATCATCTGATATTTGGTTTGGTTCAGTATCAGGGGTATTAATTCCTATAATACCAAGTTCTGTATTACGTTTAATTATAAATTTTAGTTCATTTACTATAACAGCAATATTATCACCATAAGTTAATTCTGTAGAAGCAACTATACGTTCATTTGAATCTAAAGCAATTCCTCTTCTTCTAACTGTGGTTTGTGCATTTTCATCTATAGGTTTTTCTTCTGCTATTTTTAAAGTATAACCTAAATATTTTTCTATATAATTTCCAAATATATCATCAGGGTCAGCTATTCTAGCTTTTTCAGCATTATCTAGAGCATTTCTATCAGCTTCTAAAAGTAATTGTTGAACAATTGGATCATTTCTAAATTTATCAAAAGTATAATATTTTAGACCACTTCTAAAAGCTTGAGCTTCACTTGTTTCAAAATTAACTCCTGTAGTTCTAGATACTAATTCTCCAAAAAATACTAAATTACCAAATTGATCGAAACCAAATACATTTTCTCTAATTTCTAAAAGATAACCATTTACTCCTTTAATAAACTTATTTTCTTGGTTAATTTCATCTATTTGATCTCCTAGTTCGTCTCTTAAATCTTTTACTTCTTGGGTAGTATAGGCATCAAATAAAGCATTATCTTCATCTGATAAACCATCTAATGATTGTACTCCTCCTATAGCAGATTTAGCGGCTTCTCTTAATTTATCTGCTTGACCCGTGCCATTTAAATTAGCACAACTTTCTAATTTAGCAGCTAATTTACCACATTGAGCAGCTATTTCTTTTAGTAATAGTTTTATATAAGAAAGTTTATTTATAATAATTTCTAAATCTGTACTTATTTTTTCTAAAAACATCACAGCTTTATCTAAGGCATCTTCTACTTTAATTATAATTTCTATAAGAGGGGCTACTAAACCTCCAGCAAATATACCAATAACTTTTAAAACTAATTTTATAGCTTTAACTACAGCTCTTAAAACTTTAAGAACTACAGTAACTATTTTAATTACAGCATTTATAGCTTTAAGTATAACTAAAATAAATGAAACAATTCCAACTATAAATTTTACTCCTTGTTGAATTTTAGTTGCTAGAAAAGCTAATTCTTCATAAGGAATAAAATCACGTAAAAAAGAATTTGCTTCTTGAATTTGTTTTTTAAATATATTTTCTAATGAAAAATCAAAGTTTATAAAGGGTTCTAATTTTCTAAAAAAATCACTATATATTCTAGCTCTTTCATATACTTGACCTGCTGTTAAACCACCTTCAAGTACAGTTGCTACTTGACCCGTTGTTTGAGCTATCTCTGTTCCTTGTTGATTTATAGCTACTATATTAGGATTTAAGGGACCTATAGGTTCATTTATCATCTTAATAATATCTTCAGCTAAATCAGCAAGTTTACCTAATCCAGGAACTGATCTAATATCACGTATATCATTAGCGAATTCAACTATACCTAATTCTCTTAAAGAGTTAGTTATATCCCTAACTTCATTAGCTAATTCTCTAGTATCAGTAGTAACTGCCTTTTCAAATTCAACTTTAAATTTAGAATATTTAGCAAGAATAGGTTCTCCTTGCTCATCTACTCTAGTATTACCATTTTTAGTTTTTTGATATGGGGGAGTTATAGGAGTTAGAGAAGCAACATTAATAAAATAATCTATGTCTCCATTAATTTCACTTTCAAGATCTTCAACATAAGGTATTAATTCACCAGTTATAGGATCTTCATATTCTTCCATTTCAGGTAAAGATAAAGATAAAGAACCTTCAACTGTACCTATCATTTGATTATTATTTTGTACTTCTCCCGCTTGGGTGTCAGATGTAATATATACAGTAGTACCATTAGTTATAGGTTTATCTAAACCTTGAAATGATAAAGTTATAGTACCTTGAGAAACAAATTCTTGTCCTCCTCCTTGACTAGCAAAAGCTTCAGCTTCTATATTTCCTGGAAGTAATGTTACTCCTCTTAAAGCAGATTGTAATCCTCTTACAAATTCAGTTACTTTTTTTATTTCACTTCCAACTTTACCTTCAGGAGGAAATACTTTACTTACAGCAAAAGTAAAAGGATTACATAAATCGTAAGAATTAACTAATCTTAAGGTATTTATGACACCGTTTAAAGAATTAGGTACAGCATTAGCCTTTCTTACTTTTTTAAAGTAAGCTTCCCTTTCTTTTAGATTACGCATGTTAACGATTTCTTTATTGATATCTTTCCCATCACCAACAGTAATTTTAATGGCTTGTTGATTAATCTTTACCAACTGTTTTGTAGTGGTATTGTTAATATCTCTTACTATTGCTTTTACGTCCGTCTTCACTATTGGGTAAAGTTTTTCTTAGAAATTAAACTCTCTAATTTGTTTTCAATTTTCGTAACAATAGCCTCAAATTCAGATCCGGCGGCTCTAACTCCTGTATTTTGAAAACCTTCAGCATCAGGGACATTTTTTAAAAATGCTGAGGCATCAGATAAAGATACAGTAATTTCTTTTAGTATATCTAATAATACATCCCCTTTAACTAAAGGGTGTTCTGAATCGTCTCCTATACCTAATTTTATTTTATTAGCATTAACTACAAAAGTACCTTTAGTATCAATATTAACACTTGAATCAGCAGATATACCAACGGCTTTTTTAGCTAAAATTAAAGCCATATCTTCTTTACAATTAATTGTAACTCTATCAGAATCAATTATAATTTGATTTCCAACATAAGGAAATGCTGGTTGGTAAGGGACATCTTTTTTAGCAGGGGTAATAGTTGTAGTTGGAGTACTAGAATTAGGAGCTCTAGGAGGTTCAGTCTCATTAATTTCGGGTTCAGGAATATCTACTTCAGGGATATTAGGATTTTCAAGTGCCTTAAGTTGTTTTTGTGCTTTTTTTCTTTTTTTACTTCCAAATAAAGCATAAGTTATCCCTTCAGGGACACCAAAGAATTGTTGATATAAATCAACTAATTGATTAAATATGTCAAGAATGATATCAATCATTGTTTAGATCTGGTTCTTGGTTTATAGTATC